AAGTGGACAACACCGTCACAAACGCGGAAACCGTCGAGACGGTCGAAGCTGCTCAGTCAACAACAGCCGCAGCGAAGCCAATCGTAGGCGGATCATTCACAAAGCCACGCTTGGAGTTCACAGCTGCCAAGTATGTCGAAAACACAATCCGCGCAGCTATGGGCGACGATCAAGCTCGCCAGTACGTTCTCGCCGCGGATAATACAACCGATAACGCAGGTCTCGTCCCAACACGTCAAATGGCGGAAGTGGTTAACGGACTCTCAACTATGATCCGTCCATCTATTGACGCGATCTCTCGCGGAACTCTTCCAGACGCTGGAATGACTTTCGAGATTCCTAAGATCACTGTAGCTCCAACTGTTGCAGTGACAGCCGAAGAAGGAACTCCATCAGAGACAGACCAGAACAGCGCGTTCATCTCTGTAGACGTTAAGACCTTCAGTGGCCAACAGACCTTCTCGACACAAATCCTCGACCGCAGTTCTCCAGCGTTCTTCGATGAGCTTGTGCGTAACATGGCGGCAGCTAAGGCGAAGGCAGAAAACGCTTATGTCTCAGCTGCTCTAGTTTCAGCTGCAACAGCAGACGGAACTACTACTACAACTTATCCAACAGCTGCGGAACTTCTCGGAGTCGTAGCTCGCGGAGCTGCTTCTGTTTACGGAGCTACAGCTGGACTTCCAAATGGTTTCGCTAAGAACATCATTATGGGAACTGGCCAGTGGAGCAACGTCATGCAACTAAACGACAGCGGACGTCCTATCTACATGGCGCAACAGCCACAGAATGCTGGCGGCGTAGCTCGTCCAGATTCACTTCGCGGTTCAGTCGCAGGACTCGATCTATACGTCGATCCATCACTAGCAGCAACAGACGCAGACGGAACGATCTTGATCGTTAACCCAGACGCTTACACATGGTACGAGGGGCCAACGTTCCAGCTTCGCGCGAACGTTATCGCTTCTGGCCAGATTACTGTCGGCTACTACGGTTACGGCGCACTAGCGACCAAGATCGCAGCTGGCGCATTCAAGAACAACAAGGCTTAATCCGCCACCAATCATCGGCTAGTTCGCTCCCGAGCTAGTCGAGCAGTAGAAAGGAAGAGCTAATGCCTAACATAATTACAGCTGCACAGCTGCGATCCGTCCTTGGCGTTAGCTCTTCCCTCTACAGCGACGGCTATTTAGATGACATCATCGACACAGCCGAGCAAGCTATTCTCCCTTTACTTATTCAGAACTCGACGGCTATCGTGGAATACAAGCTCGACGCTAACGTCGCTACGTTCTACACTCGTCGCGTTCACACTTTCGTCGAAGGACAGTCGATCGTCGTAACTGGTCTTCCAGCTCCGTTTACAGCGACTCACACAGTTACAAAAGTTACAGACACTTCATTCTCTGCCGCTCTTACATCTTCGGACGTAACAGCCCGACAGATCATTCCGAACGGAACGGCAACTCTTAGCGGCTATTCAGCTGCCACTCTTTACGTCGGTAACGCTTCCATCGAGTCCGCGATCTACGCGGTATCCATCGAAGTCTTTCAATCTCGCACAGCTGCGGGCGGTCAGATCGAGGGACTAGATTTCGCTTCGAGTCCCTATCGCATGGGGCGAAGCCTCTTAAATCGCGTGGTAGGCCTCTTAGGTAATTACATCGACGTCGACACGATGGTCGGATAATGACAGCTAGCACAATTCTTTCAAGCGTTCGCACTCCACTAAAGACAGCTATCGCAGGAGTCGCGGCGAATACTTACGATTCTGTCCCAGAGTCGCCGATCGTTCCATTCGCTGCAATCGTCCCGAACGTTCCTTACTTAGAGCCTCAGCTTCTAGGTATAAATAACGTCAAGCTAAAGGTTAATTTAGTTATGACTGTAGGCGTAGCGATCTACGATAATCAGAGCGCACTCGATAACTGGGAACAGCTCGTAATTAGCATTCTGGCGGCTATACCGTCAGGGTATGAAGTCGGAGACGTATCGAATCCGATTCCGTTAAACATAGGCGCGTCCGAGATTCTCGCAGGAGAGATTCAACTCGCCACTTACTACACACAGACAAACTAGGAGACAAACATGGCCACGACCGTAATCACAGGGCGCGATCTTTCGTTTACGATCGCGACCACTTCTTACAATGAACAAGCAACAAGCGCGACGCTCAGCTGCGACGTAACTATCGATCGTTACGACGTTCTAGCTGCGACTCCAGCTTATAAGTCAGTAGACAAGCAGTGGACTTTCGACGTAGAAATGCTTTCAGACTGGGGCGCAAGTGGCTCACTCTGCGAAGCTCTATGGACAGCGGCAGAATCAGCTCCGAACTCGACTCTAGCGGTATCGCTAACAGCTGTTACAGGAGCGGTCTTCGCGTTTAACGTTCTTCCAATCTTCCCAAGCGTGGGCGGCACATCACCAAGCGCGCAGACTGTTAGCCTTAGCTTTACAGTCGTGGGAACACCTACAGAGACATTCAGCTAAGAAAAGAATCGGGAGCGAACATGAAAACAGAACTAGAAGTAACTTTCATCTCTGGAGAGGTCGCGACATACGTCGCGGCCAATCCCGAGTGGGTTAAGTGGGAACGAAAGTTCAATACCACAGTGAACGAAGCAGAGACGAAGCTTGGACTTGAAGGTCTTAACTTCTTGGCTTATAACGCGATGAAACGCGAAGCAGCTGGGAATCCAGTTAAACCTTACGAAGTCTGGATCGAAACTATTGAATCGATTACCAGCAAGAGGTCAGACCCAAAAGCTGGAGCGTCGGAAGCTTAAATCGAATCTTAATCGAGGTCGCGATGGCGACTGGGATTCCGATGAGCGAGTGGAAGACGGAAGAAGATTTACTAACAGCTATAGAGATCTTGGAGAGGCAGAATGGCAAGTAAGAAGGGCGTCTACTCGATAGAGGTCGAGCCAGCTGCGCTTAAAAACTTGATCCAGACTCTTAATCTTCTCGATAAAGAAACACAGAACGAGATCCGCGACGCCGCGCTTCCACTATCGAAGCGTCTAGCGGGTCAGCTCATGATGAGCGCGCAGGGTGCGCCAGCTCCACAGACTAAGCTCGTAGCTCAGACTATTACAGCTAAGCGAGATCGACTTATTCGCGTGGACATCGGTGGCTCGAAGAAAGTCGGTCGTAAGTACGGCGGAGAATCTTCTAAGAGCGGTAAAGGTAATAAAGTTCGACAGAACGCAGCTCCAGCGGGTGCGCTTCTCTGGGGAACGGAATACGGCGGCGGTCGAGGCACAGATTCACTCGGACGCGCTTACACCGATAGATTCAAGGCTCCACGCAATAAGCGCGGATACTGGATCGCTCCAGCTGTTGACTATTACACGCCTATAGTCGCGAAAGAATACATCGATCTCATTCAGGGCGTAATTAAGAAAGCGGGTCTCGACTAATGGCTGGCATTCCAAAAGTAAAGATAACTTTCGACGCCGACTTCGACGAATTAAAGAAGGGCGTTAAAGGCGCGCAGGGTGAAGTCGAAGGCTTCTCGGATCGTGTAGGTAAGTTCGGCAAGGTAGCCGCCGCAGCGTTCGCCGCTGCTTCTGTTGCTGCCGCTGCCTATGCTGGGAAGCTTCTTATCGATGGCGTTAAGTCAGCGATCGCAGACGAAGCCGCTCAGGTCAAGCTAGCGACATCTCTAAAGAACGTTACAGGGGCTACTAATACCCAGATTAAAGCTGTCGAAAATCAGATAACTAAGACGTCACTTCTTACAGGACTTACAGACGATCAACTGCGTCCATCTTTAGATCGACTTGTTAAAGCTACGAAAGACGTCCAGAAGGCGCAAGAACTCCAAGCGATCGCGATCGACGTAGCGGCGGGCAGCGGGAAAAGTTTAGAAGCTGTAACTAATGCCATGGCTCGCGCAGCCGAGGGAAACACGACGGCTCTAGGTAAGTTAGGCGTAGGACTGTCTTCTGCTCAGCTTAAAACTATGTCGATGGACGAGATTACTAAGTCTCTAGCTAAGACTTTCGAGGGACAAGCTTCCAAGCAAGCCGACACTTTCCAAGGAAAGATGGCTCGTCTTACTGTTGCATTCGACGAGGCTAAGGAGACAGTCGGCTCTTATGTCCTAGACGCGATCACTCCGTTAATCTCCAGCTTCGTCGATAAAGGAATCCCAGCTATTCAGAACTTCGCTTCTGGATTATCCGTAACGCTGGGGCCAGCGTTTACGGCTATCTTTAAGGTCATTCGCGACGACCTACTTCCTATCTTGACTTCATGGTGGCGATTCTTAATTAACGACATAATCCCAGCGATTACTTCAATCGTGAAGCCAATCTTCCAAGGACTAGCTTCTGCGTTTACTACAGTAAAGAACGCGGTCTCTGCTAACTCCGAAGAACTTACTCCATTCTTTAATCTTCTAAAAGGTATCTGGAACTTCATTAAGGACTACCTAGCTCCGATCCTTGGCGGAGCGTTTAAGGTAGCTCTACAGGGAATCGGAACGATCATCGCTGGACTTGTTACAGCGTTCTCTAACTTCGTGGGATTCTTGACTTCTGCGTTCAACGGTATAAAGAAGATCGTGGACTTCATTAAGAATAATCCGATTACGAATCTCTTTAGCGGTGGCAACGATAAGAGCTTGAAGGCTAGCGTCGACTTCGGCGATGGCGGTAGTGGAGTCTCTGTAGATACTTCTGGCGGCTTCGGTGGAGCTGGCGGCACTTTTGCGCCTAACGCTTCTTCTCCGACCTTTACAGGCGCGCCGCTGTCTGCTTACTCTCCAGCTATGCAGCAAGCGATCCTAGATCGAGAAGCTCTAAAGGCCGAGACCGAAAGACTTCGTAATGAACGAGCAGCTAACGCAGCGGCTCGATCTACAGCGACAGGCGGACTTTCAACAGCCGAACGAATCACGATAAACATGGGAATCGTCGGAGATCCAGAAGGTGCAGCTCGCGCAGTAGTCGACGTCCTCAATCGATCCGCAGCTCGCGGCGGTGGTG